TGCCAAGAGCCTTGTCACCTAATGCTTTCTTAACTGGAGCAAATAACCGTCCAGCTATACCAGCAGATAGAGCGTCAAATACACCAACTGCAATACCACGAGTTGCGGCATCATTACGTGCTTCTGACATTAGATCTGGATTAGAAAAAGCTGCCTTTAACTGATCTGGGTCAGACGTGTTAACGCCTTTAGACGTAAGAAATTGATTAAGAGAACTTGCATATTCTGTCGCGGCAGAACCAGCACCTACACCAGTCGAAAGGCCAACAGTTGCACCAACAGCAGTACCAAATCCGGGAACAACAGATCCAGTACCAGCACCAAGCAAACCACCAATAAGACCAGTACCCATAGATACAGCAGATGAAGAAATACTTTCACCAAGGACAGAAGGTATTACGTCAAGGTTTTTTGCAAGAGCAAGACCTGTCTCTTTCCATCCTTGAGCGTTTTGAATCTCTTCCATACCCTTACGAACTGATTCGGGCATAGCATATTGCTTTGCAGCTTCAGTACTAGCAGCAATATTAGCAGCAGCTTCTTCAGGGGTTAGAAGTCCAGTCTCAAGACCAAGAACATTTAGTCCAGTCTTTGCACCATAGTAGCCACGAGCAATAGCTTCTGGGACATCTCCAAGAGCCGTAGTGGTACGCGCTACAAAACCTTCAGCAGGAGGTTCTGGTGCTGCTTGTGGAGCAACTACAGGAGTTGGTTCTTGCTTTAAGATATCTCTTTTAATAGCAAGAGAAATCTGATCATCAGTCATCCCATCAGGGAATTCAACAATACCAATTCCCGGAATATCAACTTGTGTTGGCATACTATTTCCTAATGAGAGTTATTTAATTTATAGTACCAGTAGCAAGATTAAACTTTTTAACTGTATTTTCCTCAGTAGGAACCCCTATATTAAGTAGCTTATACAGTGTTGGGTTTTGCTGAAGTGATGCTTGATATGCTTTATTCACATAAGCATCTTTAGGGTTTTTCTCTTCATACTCCTTCTTTTTAGAAGACAAAAGACCGTCATATATTTTATCCCATGCAATTGCAGCCTTTTGTGCAGCTTCTTGAGCAGCAGGAACAAGAAGCTTAGAAGCATAGTCACGTGCCATAAACTGTTCAGTGGTATCAAACTCATTGTTTTTTGCTTGTTCTTTAGCCGTTTTAATTGCTGTTGAATATGCTTCTGAAGTCTGCACTATTGCTGGACGTTTATCTGTTGTAGCAGCGTTATCAACAGACCTTCCATAAATGGCATTACGTTGCTTTTCAAGATCCAATTTATCTGCTTCTAGCTTTGCCTTCTTAGCCTCTTCGCGTTGCTTTGCCATAAGAGCAACAGCACCCTGTCCAGACTCACCAAGAGCACCAAGGAAGTCTGGATTCTTAGATGCCATCATGCCAAGACCAAGCTGCAGTAAAGCGTCACTGAAACCAGCTTGTTCAAACAACGACTGAATACCACCAACAGATGGATTCTTTGCTACTTCTGTTGCAGTTTCCTGAATGGCCTTTTTGTCGTCCTTAGTAGGTTTATCATCCAATCCACTACGAAATGCAGGAGGAGTAACCGAAGGCTGCGAAGAAGTCGAAGGAGCCGAAGTTACCCTAGTAGGATCAGTACCCGCGACAAAGGCAGGAGTAGGAGTAGAATCCCTACCGATACCAGTAGGATCAACACCGCGAGGAACAATACCACCTGACTGATCAGTTGCAGTACCAACATTTGATGAAAGGGCAGAGATACCAGCCTCTCTAGCATTCATTCGATCTGTGGTTGCTTTATCAGCGGCCTCGGAGGCGGCAGTTGCTATTGCCTCTTCTTCCATCCTTTGTGCTTCAGGTCTACCATAAAGAAACTCTGTAAATGATGTTCCTTTTTTTACAGGATAAACTGGACCACTAGGAGGAGGAGCCATGCCAAGACCAAGGCGTTGACTCTGTATTTGGTCATCCCTTCTTGCTGCCTTATCCTTCTCTATAATATCTTGATTAACTTCTTTTTTATATTGCTGAACTGGAGTTGGTCCCAAATACCTTTTAAGTGTATCAATTAATCCAGTATTTTCTAAGTTTCTTGGGTCTGGACTCGACATACGAGTAAGTTCTGATGTTGCTGCAGTATCTTCTCCGGGTTTATTAGCAGATTTAACTTGGTCTACTTTAATAGCATCAGAACCGCCAAGATTTTCAGCCATAATAGATGCAGTACGAGAATCTTTAAGACTCTGCAGACTATCAAGACCACGAGCAACACGGTCTGCGTCTGGCTTTAACTTATATGCATCAATTTGAGATTGAGATGCTGCAGGAAACCCAGACGCTTCTCCTTCAGGACGAGCACCACCCGGAGCAATAGCAACAGGAAACCCAGACGCTTCCCCTTCAGGACGAGCACCACCAGATCTTAATCTTGCAAAGTAATCTTGTTTAGGTCTATTTTCTTCTGGTGCTTCAGGCGTATAACTCATACCACCGGAAGGTCTACGACCCGGAGTTAGTCCCTCTAGCCCAAGACGTGCTGGTGGTGCATCTGGACGAGCATTGAGTGGATCAGTATAATCCTTGTCCTTGGCGGGTGACCCACGCTGCGGAGCACCACCAGTTTCACCACTACCAATCAATGACTCAAGGTAATTGCCACGTTCAAAACCACTTGGAGCCGAAGATGCGTCAATAAAACCTTTGGCACTATTAACCACTGATTCAGGTGTAATAAAATCCTTCGTGGGATCAGAGACTGTAAACTCCTTAGCAGTATTCTTAATAGTTTCGCCAACACTTTTCTTTGGTGCAGCAGTAGTCTCACCAGACAGACGAGTTCTCACAATATCCGAGACATACTCTATTTCTGATGCTGGAACTAAATCCTTACGAAGCATATCGATAAGCTCTTCAGTGGAGATGTCAAAGTAGTTTGACACAACTGATTTACCATCAGCATATTTGGCAACACGTTCCAGTACGTCAGTCCTTGGAAGACGTGTCTTTGAAGAATCTACTGGTTTAAACAGAGAAGCAATGCTCATTTATTTTACCTTGTTCAATATCTTGGAGTCATACTGCCGAAACCACCCGGTGAAAATCCACCATAGCCACCGTAGAGCGACAAACCTGCAAGACCAGCACCAGCAATTTGCGAGAATGGATTTGCTTGTGGAGCAGTTGTAGTTGTCGTGCTGCTTGTTGGACCCGGTTGATAGTAAGAACCTTTAAGCCCAGCCTGTAGTCTAGCAAGGTTCTGATATGGCTGTTCACGTTGTTCAACAAAATTACCATACGCAAGATCAAGTCCACGCTGTCCCTGAGTCTGTTGCATCGCACCAGTACCAAGCATGGTATTGATATCCTGCACACCCATAGCCTGTTCCTGAACACCCTGCTGACCCAACAACTGACCAGCCTGTAGCTGCCTTGCCCGATCAGCGTTAGCCTGTCCCATAGCCCCCGTGAATGCGCTACTGTAGGCTTTCGACGTTAGATCACCAACGTTCTGCGTGTAACCACGTTCACGTTCTGAAGCCTGAATAGCACCACGAGAACCACCAAACGCACCCATCTGTGCAGCTTTACCCTGCTGTGAAAGACGAAGCTGTTCATTAGCCTTTGCCGATTCACGCAAAGCTGGGTCAAGAACCTGCTGAGTATATGGATTCATGTATTGCTGAATCTGCTCAGGTGTAATTGCCTGACCAGACTGTTCAGCGAGAGCCTGACCCTTTTGCAATGATGCAAGGCCAGTACCAGCAGAGCCACGAGCCATTTCCATAGCCTTAAGCTGATCTGGCGTAAACCCTTGGATACGCTGACCACCATACTGAGGCTGATTTTGATTCTGGGTATAAAGATCTTTTGCTGCGCCGTAGACACTTTCTGTCTCAGCAATATTTTTCTTATAGAAGTCCTCTAACCATTTAGGTACTTCTGTTTTTTGAATCGTTTGACTCGCACCGCCACAGCACATATTAAACTCCTAGCATATGTATATACCGCCTATGCGGTTTAAACCATTAAACTCAAAGAACCTATCTTTTCTCTCAACATCATCTCCACTGGAGACTCCGCATATGAGTCGAAGATCAAGGTTCTTCGCGTACTTCTTTAATTCTTGTATCAGCTTAAAAGCTATGCGTGATTTCCTGTGGTCAGGATGCACGAAGAAGAAACCCTCTGAAATAAACTTTTCTTTCGAATACCAGTATTCAGCTTCAATCCCAGCAATTACACCAATAATCTTATGGTCTTTCTCTATGAAAAATACCACACCTTCGATCACATGTCTACATACATATAGTAAAGTCTTGTCAAAGTCTACTTTTGGAAAGGTATCGATATAACTACCATGAAATTCATCTATTAAGAACCTCGTGATATCTAGTATGTTATTTTCTTGGGCCACCTTTACTTGCATTGCCTTCGGCCTTCTTCATCATCTGGTGTAGTTTACGAGCACCTTCCATCCTATCACCATTTCCCATGCCGCGCACTGCACGGCCCGTGAATACAAACTCTCCATCTGACAGTGCTGCTGGTGTCTTACCACCAATCAAAGCTGGGACACTATCTGACGTTTCTGTACCCGGACCCTTTACAAGACCACCGTTACGCTTCTTGTTCTTCTCGTCTGGTGCAATAACAGGTTCACGAAGTAAGATAGGCTGTCTGTTAGGGAAGTAGTTATACTCTGGCGTAAACGTACCATATGTAGAAATACCCATGTCATAGTAAGCCTTCTCAAGAGGCGACAATGCGGCATATTCTTCATCTGATAGCTTACGAGTATTAGGTGTAGTACCCGGTGCTACGGGAGTCGTTGTAGACTGAGGAACAATCGTTGGTATTGCCGCAGGTGCTGCTACAGGAGCGACAGGCTCAGTTGCAGCTTTCTTTTTCTTAGGTCTATCAGCACCCCCACCGCCACCGTTACCATACTGTTCACGGTATTGATCACGAGTTAAGTTACCATATGGTCCATAAGTTGACCTTGAAGCTAAATCAACTTCATCAGAAGTCATTTGCTTGTCGCGATTAAATTCCTTTTGTGCGGCAGAACTTGCACTAGTCAAACCTTTTCTCAATAAACTAGCAGGTGTAGGACCACCAAAAATTGAAGATACCAAACTTGCAAGACCAAGCGGTGGAGAAGCAACACCTACTGCTGTATTGATTCCATAATCTAAAGCCTTGTCACCGAATGAACGATTGTCTGTTGAATTTCCAGTAAATAGTTTCTTTCCAGAATCAATTAAACCATCTATAAAGCTAGATTGTACTGGTTTTGTTTCTTCTGACCCAACAGGGCTTGTAAAGGTATGGCGACCAATCTTAACAGCATCGTCTCTTGCAGACTCTTCAATAACACGTGCTTTGGTTTTTTCTGATGCTTCAGAATACGGACCAAGAACAGTATCTACATTGGCAAAATTTACTGCTCCACCTGTAATATCATTTTTACCTGACATTACCTCGTTAACAACATCCATAGCCTTTTTATATTGTGGGCTATCTGTAGAGATATTTAAAAGTTTTTGTGTACCTTCCTCTGTATTCCACGGACTATACTGATTCTCACTTTGAGTGATATCCTTAATAGATTTTCCATATGTACCAGCTAAAAATCTATTTAAGATTGAATTACCAACAGCATTCCAACCTTCTATTGGTTCTCCAGCCGCCTCTCCTATAATGGTACGAGCCATATAATCTTTATCAATATCTGTAATTTCTCTTTTAAAAGGAGTACCAGAACCTGCACCCATACCAGTTGAACCACTAGTTGGCATTGGGGCTGGAATACTTCTAAGATAGTTTCTTTCATTAGGATCATAAACATTCGACGGAATTCCACCCGGAAGCATACTTATACCACCGCCGCCGATGGAACGACCTACATCTTCCCCACCGCCACCCATACCGCTGCCACCACCGATGGGACGACCTACATCTTCACCGCCACGGCCCATACCACTACCGCCGCCAGTGCTACGATCACGATCAGGGCCGCCGTTTGTAGGATATCCACCACCACCACTCGCAGCTTCACTACGAAATGCAGGAGCACGATCACCATAAAGTGATCCACCGCCGCTAACAGGCCCGGCATTATTCCTAGCTAGGTTAGCTTCAATAGTCCTAGTTAACCTGTCAACATAGGAATCACCACCACTGGCTCCGGGGCTACCATTACCACCACTAGATTCACTACCACCACACATTATGCCACCACCGCTCTATCTGTTACACGACGCCAATTTGTACCATCTGAAAAGGCAAGTACTGCACCGCCAGTTTCATTCGACACATAGATAATTTCACCGGGTTGAGCAGCACTAGGAAGATCTGTCTTCACAAAAGAAGATACCCGTGCAATAGCACCCTTTGTCTGTTTCGTGCGTTCTATAACGTCAATCGTTGACTCTAGGATACGAACACTCTCATTCGCCCACGCAACTACACTGTCAGGACTAAGTAAGTTAGCTAATCTCATCTACGACCAACTCCAGATATATCAACACGAATGTCACCAACACGCCACCAGTTATCTACAGCATTTGATGAAAGCTTAATAGTAGCGACTCGACCTTGAGCACGAGTGTCAACCTTATCTGAAGACTCATCAAAAGTCAAAGTTTTCACTTGTTCGTCAGGTGAATTAGCCCACCTTCGTGTTTTGATTTCCATGTTAAGAGTAGAGCCAGACTCGAATGAAACGTCTGGAACAATACGAGAAATGTTTACTACGTTCTCGCCATCATCCACGTCGAACTGAGCACTTTCAAGATAACAGTCAATTGCTGCACCATCATCATTATAACCATCTTCATGGAAGTAGATATAGCCCGTATCGCCGTGTGCAGTATATCCACCAATACCGATTGGGTAGTTAAAGATGCTACCGTCAACCCAAGCAGTCCTTACAATATCACCAATGTACCATGTATTTTCTACATAATTATATGTGACATATCTATCAATTTCTGCACTTGTTGTATTTATACTTGGATAATACCAAGTAACTTCATTGAATCTTGAGTTCACAGCACAAGTAACAATTGGGTTACCAGACTTTTCAAGATCCTCGAATACATATCTGCTAACAGTACATGCTAGTTCTTTAGGTGCAGAACCGTCATACATATAAAACTTGTTGTTATTTGACATCCAGAAAGTAACGCCGTCTATTTCTGCCCATGCCTTACTACCAATCAAGCCACAGTTTGTACCAAGGATATTGAATCCGTATACTAACTCAATATCTCCAAGATAACGCATGGCGTAGAGAGATGTATCAGTCCAGATCAAATTCTGCACACGTGAAACACCGCCACCCATGATGACAGATCCAGACTGCAACGGAAATTCACCCGAAAGATTAGTTGCTGCAGGAGTCCAGTTTGCGTAGTCTTCTTGATCAGACCACCTTACAAGAGTAGGTGAATATGTATTGGTTCCATAATCATGAGTACCAAGACAAACAACAAATCTTTCAGGCGTTACAAAACTATAGTCACTTCTATCAGGACCAGTTGATATATACGTTGCCCTATTTGCTATAACACCATCCCATACATACAACTTTCCAGCATAAGGATTTGCAACTACATAACTACCAAACCTAGATATGGACCAAGTACGTGGATTTGATGTAATAGAAGATGCAGTTCGAGCAGTTCCCCAAGTAGATAAACCCCAACCACCGACACCCCAACCAAATTGGTAAGAACCATATTCAGCACCAATTGAAAGTTCATATTGATAGGTAATATCTCTTGACGCACTTTCTGTACTAGTAGCATTAGATGTGTGTGTAACTGTATATGTATTAACCGTTGGTACTGCGGTAACTAAATATGTACCACTTAGTGTAATACCACCGATAGAAGCAGATTGAGCAGAAAGTATAACCGTATCGCCAACTGATCGACCATGACTATTATGAGTAATAGTAACAATAGGAGATCCATTTGTAGCTGCAAGTGTTGTAGCTGTAAGCGTACCAGTACTATCC